TTGTATCTCCAAAACTAATTTTTTTAATTTTTTTAGTTTGAGGATTTTTTACGTAAACATAGAATTTTTTAGATCCTCCACGTTTTGGTTTTCCAAGTGGTGGGTTTTTCTTTTTATCTTCTGCTTCTTCAAGTTCCTCGTTTTCAAGTAAAAGTAAATCTAAAGGCACTTTTTGATTTTCATATAAACCAAAATTACCTAAGTCAGTTTCCTCTAAAATTTCTTTATCATCTTCGTTTACATGAATAATTTCACGTAAATATAGTGAACGAGCTTCTGCCCATAAATTAAGGAAGGAATCGGAACCATATCGGAACGTGTTTTCGGTAAGTGGTAGTTGTTTATCCACGTGGTATTGCAGATTCTCCGACAATATTTCCTTAGGAGCTACACTTTCGTTTAGTACTACACCTTCATTACCTACATTATCACAATCGTGACATCCACAATTACAACTATCCTTTTTTGGTGGAGTAGATAATACTTCTTTTATAAGGTGTTTTAAACGTGATTTGTCCATGTTATTTAAATATTTTATCAAAATCTAAATATATAGCACTTTGCTTAGCAGCAAAATTATCTAATAGATTTTCGTCGTTATCTAATTTTTCAAAACTAATTTGGAAGAATTTCATACTACCATTAGAAAGAACATTTGCTAAGTAATTTTCATTACCTGGTTTTCTAGCTAATTTAGATTTAGCCATTTTAGAAGCCATTGCTCTAGCGCCTTCTTTAGCATCTGTTGGATTTTGTAATTCTTTATTTACTGTATCTATATTTTGTTTGATAGTAGCAAATACATTATATTGAGCTGCTAATCTTTCTAAATCGGGAATGCGTTCAAGTTCAAGTAATTGTTCAAATGCAGGGATAAGGTCTGTTCCTTTAAAGTTTGTTGGATTAATGGCAGGACCTTTTTCTTTACTACCTAAAACTTCACTTAATGCTTTAATACCAAATATGATACTTAATAACTGGAGGTTATCTCTATCTGTTCCAAATCGACCTAAACCAATTTTACCTACGTGGGATTTATAGGCTTTAACTTCTACACCATTTCCATTAATATATAAATCGGGATCATCACCTGATCGTCCAATTTTCACATCATTTCCAGAAAATTGATATAACCAATAAAGAGCTACTTCTCCGTTACCTACACCTTTTGATTCACCTTCGGTTTCACCTTCTTTTGGGGGTGCCGTATTGTATAATTTATCAAATTCCGGTTTATCTTCAGGGCTTACCTGTTCCATGAAAGTACCACTTTTTATGGTATATTTTCCTCTTGGTTTTGGAATTTCTTCATCATCTTTTAACCCTAATGCTCTACGAATTACTTTATTGTATTCTTCTTCTTTAGATCCTTCACTAAGAGTACTTTTTTTAGAGGCTAAAACAGTTTCATTTACTAATTTATGAAGCAATTCAACATCCTTAGGATCCTTCATATCAGGATATCCTTTAGGAAACTTATAAGCTATACTATGTAAAAATTGTTCTAAAATATCCATTATGCTTCTGGGGTTTCTTCAGGTGGTGTGGTCTCAGATGGTGTTTTTTCTGTTGTTGGTGGGGCTTCATCTCCTAATGCAGTTTCTGCTGCTCCTCCAGTTTCTGTTTCTTCTTCTTTTGTTCCATACCTTAATAAACGAGAAATAGCTTGTGCTGCTCTTTCTTCTTCTGGTAGGTTAAGAAGGTAATATTTTTTGCCCTCAACTTGGGCTATCCAACTACGTTTACCATAAATTAAATAAAATTCTTGATCATTCTTTAAATTAATTCTAAATGTAGTAGGACGTGGGGAAACCCAATCAATTGAATCTAAAAAATTATCATATTCATTTGTCAATAAATCAACTATAACTTTTTTAAGTTCAGGGAATTTAGTTAGCTCATCATATTGAGCAGCTTCCTCAGGTGTTACTCTACTTACAGTGTACACCTGTTTAACTAAACCTCTGATTCTATTTTTAAGTTGATCGCGTGTCATTATTTTTGTTTAAGTTTAGCTAAAACAGCTTCAGCCATATCTTTAAAGGGCATGCCTTTTTTTCTAGATTCTTTTGGAGTCATTTCTTCATCAATAACATCTTCTTGAGCGGCTACATCTACCATAGCATCAATTTGAGGTTCTTTTATTTCAAAGTCAAGATAATGTTTTGCTGAGACTAGCATGTCTTTTGCTTTAATAATTTTGGATTGCCACCAGTGTGGGAAATCAACTTCTTGTTCACCTTCAAATTGATCAACCATTTTGTAAAGTTCCATAGCATATTTTCCAATACGATATAGATCTGATTTGAGCATATGTGGTTCATTATCTTGGTGACCTAAATCAAGATCTTCCATCTGCATTTTTTTCTTATCTTGAGCAGCTTTTTTCATTGATTCTTCTTTGTCTCCATCTTTATCAAGATCTAAAAAATCAGGTTTAGCTTTTTTTTCAGATAGTGGCTTAGATAAAGCCGCTTGGATCATTTCTTTTAATTTAGTTTCTTTATCCATTGGTTGTTCTGTTGGTTGTTCTGTTGGTTGTTCTGCTTTTTTCTTTACTTGATTAACAGCAATGCCATAAGCATATAATTCTCCATCTGCTCCTTTAGTATTATATAGTTTATCTAAACGAGTATTAATAATAGATTTAAAATTATCTATTATCTCTTTAGATTGTTCAGCAGTTGGAATAAATCCCTCATTTAAAGAACCAAAAGATCCAACAGAGATTCCATTGGATATTTTGTTAATTACTTTTTTGGTTCTTTGTTTTTGCATTTTATGCTTTGTCTTCTGCTGTTGAAGTCTTTTTAAAATCAGCTGCTAATTTTTTAATTGTATTAGCGGCACTGCGTGCTCTACCACGAGCTGCTTTTGAAGTTTTAGCATGTTCTGCTTCTAAAATAGCTACTTCAGCTTTAATTGTTTCTAAAATTTCTGTTGTGTTCATAGATTTTATTTTTATATAGATTTAATTATTTACTGTTCTCCTCCACCAATATATTCGCTAACGAAAAATTTTAGTGTGTTTCCAACTTGTGTTTCAAGTTTTTCATTGTTCATACCTTTAGCAATTTTAAAGGCTTTCATTAATGAATCCATTAATTCACCCTCATTACCTTCCATATCAGCCGCTATATCTTCTAAACCACCTCCACTAGCGGCAGGTGCTTCTTCAGCTGGTGCATCATCTGCAGGTGCATCTTCAGCAGGTATTTCTTCTGTTTCAGTATCTTCTACTTCAACTTCTTCTTCATCTTTTTTAGCTTCCATTAATCTTGGATCAAGTTCTAAACCTTGCATAGATGGAAAATATTCTTCTTCTTCCTTATTGTAATCACCATATAAATCTTCTTCGGAAGATCCTTCATAGTCATCATCAGGGTTTCCAAGTTCAGCTATAATCATTTCTTTAATTTTAGAGCGAAGATCACCTTCGTCTAATTTTTCTTTTCTTAATATTGGGTTTAAATTCTCAATAGCTTTACTTTCCTTTAAGAATTTTTTTAAATCAAAATTATCCATTTTATTTTTTATTATTTGGGTATAAATATTCGGAAAGTAATGTTCCTATAACTCCTACTTTCTGTCTGATGAAAATCCATTCAGAATTTATAATATTATGCTCATCTATGAATGATATTCCCATTACACCTATTAAATGATTATTTAAATCATATAATCCAACCATGCATAGAGATTTTGTTTTAAATTGGGATGTCAATACATCAACACCAAAAGTATTTTCTTCAAGTTCAACATTTAAAATTTCAATTTCTCCATCTTGGTGTACTCGAGATAAAGATTTACTAAATAGAGATACTGGGATATTTTGGAATGTGGTTTGTAATGGGGTAAGTATAGGGTTGTATTTTTCATAGAACATAGAAAATTTTTGAATAGATTTTCCTGTAGGGTAAAAATGGCCTCCATTGTGAAATTGAGCTATCCAAACTCGGTCACAATTTAATTCTTGCATTATGTCTTCTAGTTGATGATCTACAAGAGCACTAGCTTCTAATGCTTCAGCCATAGGAGTTGATGTGGTTTTTTTTTCCATTTTTAATTTAACCCAACTAACTATAATAGGTCCTACAACAGCAGTAATTAATGCTACTAATATAGTTGTTAACATTGTAAAAGTTTCCATTATTTTTTTAAAGAATTTAAGTGTTTAACCATCTCATCTAAAGCGTTTTGAGCACGCTCTTTATCTATACCACCAACCCATTTTTGAATTTCACCATTTTCAGAAACATAGTTTTGATTTCCTTCTGAAAGGATAGATTCAAAATAACCCTTATATTCTTCTATTTGTTGATCTATTTCAGCATTAAATGTAGAATTAACATAATTTTCCCATTTACCTTTTATTTTAAGTTGGGTTTCAAATTTTGTTCTACAATCTAAACAATGCCCGTATGATTTAAAATAAAATGGGTCTAATTGTTTATCCATTATTTGTTTACATTCAGGACAAAATAAAGGAATTGCTGACTTTTTAAATTTATCTAATTTAGTAATATTTTCTTTTATACCATTTTTAATGGTCCAATTTTTTCCATTTTGCTCCCAAATATCACCTTCTTTATGTTCTTCTTGGGTTTCTCCATTATAACCAACTCCAATTGTAGTTCTGTTACCGTGTTTTCCTTTAACAAGATTACGGAGACGTTCTACATCTCGTTTTTGAAACTGTTTCTTTAAAACGTTATCCGACATTATATAATTTTAAAGTTTTTAATTTTTCAAGAGTATCGGATAAATTTTTGTGTAAAATTCCTATACCCCCATTTGCTTCCCAAGCATTAATATTTTTTTCCATATCATCTATAAGTATTCGATTTGGTCTGGCAAATGCAGATTTTTGAATAGCAGGGACAAAAATTTCTTTTCCTACATTGCTAAGATTTTTTGTAATCCATTCTTTTTTACCTTGAATAGCTTGATTAAAATCTGGATTTAATTGTTGGTCTTGAGGTAAACTAAAATCTATTGCGGGGGATGATAATATATTTGGGTTATATGGAGAAATGGTTTCCCATAATTTTTCTCCTCCTGGTTGCCAGTTTAAATTAGCCCAAAATTCTTTTTCATTTTCGCCAACACTTTCTCTAAAAAGTTTCCAAAAATAAGATTTACCTATATTATTAGCTTCATCTGTAGATTTTCCTGTTAAATCTTTATAACCTAAATCAAAATCACATAATACACCATCCATATCACAAAAAATTGTATATTTTGGTCTAATTGCTTCATATAAATCTAATAGGGTAGGTGTTTTTTTCATTTTAAAGTTTGGGTAAATTTACAACATGTCTTTTACTCTTTCAAGTAATTCTTCACTAAAATCAATCCCATGTCTATTTTCAAATTCGTTTACAAGTCTATCTGTTGATAAATTTTTATTTTTTAATAAAATATATGCTCCTAAATCAGCATCCATTTCATCTTCTTCAGAATATGGTCCTGTATGTCCTAAGAGTAAATGTGTTATTTCGTGTGCTTCAACAAATTTTAAATCATTAAAATCTAAATTAGAATTTATAAAACGTTCACCATCTAAAATAATTGTTTTACTTTCAGGATAATAAAAACCATACCCATATTCATCAAATAAAGGTTTTAAATTTTTATAATTTTCATAATTTTTAAAAGCAACTAATATGTTTATATCTGGTTTGAATATGCTTTTATATAGTAAAGTACCATCATCTTCTTCTTCTTTATTTTCTTTTAAAATACCTTTGGTTAAATCTTTATCAATTTTAATAGAATTATTAGAATTTAAATTATAAATTTCATGTAAAACTTTTCTTTTTATTTTCTTTTTTATACTATCCCAACGTTCAATTTTACTTTTAGAATTTATATCACCATTTTGCCAATAATATAAAGATTGTTCATAAGACTCATTTAAAGTCTCCATACGTTTTTTTATTCCACTTTTACAAATTTCTTCAATTTTATTTAAATAAATAACATATTGATTTGAATTATCTATCTTATACTGGTTGTTGAATATATTTTCAAGTTTTTCTAGATATGATTTTGATTTATATATTTTTGTTTTTTTATCAGTATTACCTAAGATTTCTATGGATTTTGGGGTTTTAGCATCTATAAAGTGTTTTAATATCTTATAAGAAGTAGCAGTTACTTGTTTCCAAGCTTCAGGGGATTCATTTTTATTATTTTCAGTAAATTTCCAATGAATTTCCCAATCATTTGGATCTAAAGAAGCAAGTTTAAAATAATATAAAGCTTCTATATCATCTTCATTTCCAACAATATATTCAGTTGGGGAAATTTTTTTTATATTAGGTAAATCCTTTTCAAATAATTCAGTTAAAACATATTGTTTATATTCATTTAAGTATTTATTTGAATTAATATTATCTGTCCAATTTCTAAACATCATATTACCTTTTTCGTATGCTTCACGTTCAATCTCAGGTAAATCCCCTTCCTCGTTTGTATTTTGAGTTGTAATACCATTTAAACGATCTTCACAATTTTGCATATGGTGGATCATTTCATGCGCAAATGAACGCATAATATCTTTAGGATGACGATCCATTGTATAAAGTACTATAACGCGGTTATTTGGGTCGTAATGCGCTGTTTTACCAAAGAAATCTTTAGCATTTTCAGCATCATTGTCTATAAATTTAACTTTAGGTAAAGGTCGAATATTCATTCCTTTATCTAACATAAATTCAGTAAGTGATTTAATCATTGGAGGATAACTAAATTTACTTGGTTCAGCATACATTTCTTTAATTCCTCCAGGTGTATCTAATTCTTCACCAGTGATAGCATCTGTAGTATAACCACAAGTATCTTCATCAATTGGGGTTTTAGTGAGTATAGACCAGATTTTATCTCTATCTTCATTTGATATTTCAGTGGGTAAATAGCGTTGGAATGATTCATATTCACCATTTAAAACTGCTAATCTAGCATTTGTACCACTAATACGATCTCCATCTCCCTCACTTTTAATCACAATGAGTTTAAAGTTGTCGTATTTTCCTTTTAAACTATCAAAACGTTTTAAATCACCCATATCTTCTTCTCCTCTAATTCCTACTACAGGAAAATAATTAATTTGAGGATTGTTTTTTATTAGTGAATTAACGTCTGAGATTGGAGATGGATTAAGTGAAATTTGTATTTCAACATTAGATGGTAAGTATTTTTTGTAAATATCCCATATTTGTTTACTTTCTTCTTTATTTATACCATCTCTATCTTTATGTCCTATTAAAATAATTACTTTATCTAAATTAGGGTTATTTGCTATTTCATTAACCATATAAAAATGACCTAATGTAGGAGGTTTAAATCCACCAGGTATTAGAGCAATATTTTGCCCTTCAGCCTCTAAAAGAGGTTGTATAAGAGATTTAACTAATGAATTCATCTATTTTATTTTTTGCTACATCTAATGTATCAAATTCACGTTCTATATTTAAAAGTAATTTTATTTCTTGATTTGTTTTTTCTTTATCTGCTTTGGATTTGATTTCTTCTTCAGGTGTTTTAGATTTTCCTACTGGCATGGGAAATAATTTTATTATTGATTGGACATCAAATGTAGGGTCAACATCTTCAGGATCATTATTTAAAACAACAATATTATTTTTAAATGCTTGTCTATAAGTATCAATATTTTTTACTACACCCTCCCAACTTTTTAATACAGCACTTGTAGGTAAACTTCTACCACGTTGATTATTGCGAGTTAAAGAAGTCATAGGTGATACATAAAGTAATACCATAAATGTTTTGTACCCTATTGCCTCTAAATTTTCTTTCTTTTTAAGGAGGGGGTTTGAAGCAGAACCAGGACTGTCAATTATGATATTTTCTAAATTTGACATGGTTTGAGTTTCTTTTTCTTTAGTTAATGTTCTAGCTCTTCCCATTAGTTTAGCAGCAGTAGAAAGTTCTTCAGGGGACATAGAAATAAAATCTTCTTTCCCTAATTCTGTTTTTAACAACTTTTCATAAACATCATCTACGTTTATTACTTTAAAATCTTGAAGACCTAATTGATTAAGTACAGTTGTCTTACCAGATCCAGCAGGTCCAGCTATAAAAATAGCTTTTGGTTGTCCTTGAACCTCTTTAAGTAATTGAACTAAGCTTATCATACTTATACGTATTACTATTTTCGTTTAGCTATTGTTCTAAATTCAGTAAACACTGGTGAGTGGGTTGGATTTTCTAGATCAAATAAACGTTTTACAGTTTTAAATAAGTCAATATTTTCTTCTTGTGTGCGAGATGATTCATACATTTCCCATCCTTTACCTTGAATTTTTTCTTTAGCACCTTTACGTTTGCTTGATTTTAACCATAATATTCCATAACGATCTGCTTTTTTGCCAAAACATTCTTCATAACATTTACCATAAACTGCAGTTTGTAAATCATATGTTGTTTGTAAATTATTTGATGTTTTAAAATCAATAATCCATAATTCACCATTAATTTCACAAACCATATCACAAGTACCAGCTACTTTTAATTCATCTGAAAATAAATGGACTTCAGTTTCAATTAAAGTTGGATTATATTCCTCCCAAAAATCTACAAAACGTAAAAACATTTGCCATACATCTGGATTGTATTGGGGGTGGTTTTGGTCATCTAAAAATCTTAATTCTTCTCCATTTAAATAGGTTTCGCACAATTCATGAACTTGAGTACCTTCTTCACCTGCTTTTTTAACAATATATTCAGAAGCAAATCCAACTTGTTTAAGCCAATTTTCAAAAAATTTACCTTTTGGATAATATCCTAAAACATATGTTATAGATGGGTAGTATTCTCCATTTCTTCTATAATATCGAGAATCAGGCAATGTTATTTGCTGTGAATCGTTCGAAATTTCTAAAATTCTGTCATAGGATTTTTTAATGTTCCTTTTTTTCATATAGTTAAAAGTTTTTTCTCCATTAATTTGTATTGTGTTAAAGGAGAAACTGTTTGTACTAATTTAGTGAAATTTTGAAAACCCATTTCACTTGGGTCTTTTCCTTGCATTTCTACAAGATAAATTTCTTTTCCAATATCTAAAAGCTGTTCACAAAAACCAAGGGCTTGTTTTAAAGCATCTGTATCTAAAGCAACATATATTTTTTGTACCTTAGAGGTAACTATTTTTTTCATCAAGTTTGATTGAATATTTTTCCCAAATAATGGAATAGCATTTCTTTTTATTGCCATTGCATCAAATGGACCTTCACATAATATAATTGGTAAATCCCAGTTAATAAACAATTCAAACGGTATTATATCGCGAGACGTTTCAGGGTTACGGTATTTGGTGTATGGATTTTTCTCGAATGATCTAGCGGTGAAATAATTTAATTTACCGTTATTGTCATATGAGGGTATGATGATCATATTATTATATTGACCTGAATCGCAATATCCAATATTATATTTTAAAATATCTTGTTTAGTAATATTTCTTTTTTTAAGATACGATAAAGCATGTTTTAAGGAAAAACTATTATTATTAATAAATGTTTTAAATTCTTTTGGAAGTTCTAAAGATGGTTGAGATACCATTATATCTTCATTAGATACATTTTTTACTAATTTTCCAAGTTCTTGAAAATGTGAAGCATTAACTTGGATTTGTTTAAATAAACTTTTAATAGTTTTACCTTTTTTACCACAAGCCCAACATGCCCAAGGATTATTTCCTTCTTTATTTTCAGTAAAATTAACTTCTAATTTTGGTTTATGGTGGTGACAAAAAGGGCATGTATATGCTTGATTTCCTCTAGCGGTACGTTTTCCTGTTCCTAAAACAGAATTTACTAAATTTACTAGTAATTCATTTACCATGAATGTAAGATACAACTTTATTCTTGGGTAACAAAGTCTTTTGCAAAAAACTTACCTAAAATGTTAGTGTTAAGATATTTATTTGATTCTAAAACTCCTAATTGAAATTGATATTTACATTCAAAATAGGTAAGTAGTTTTTTATTATTTACAAGATGGATAATTTCACGAGTAAATTCTTCTTGTTTTCCTTCTTTTATTTTTTGTTTAATGAATTCCTCTGAGCCGTAATATGTTTTCCAATCTGATTCTTTTATGACTTGTTTTGTTGTGGGTTTTCTACCTCTAGTTATTGGTTGTTCAGCAAGTTCTTTTTTCCCTAATTTTTGATTAGTAGTATGGTAAAGTGATTTTTTACCTAAATATGATTTACCGGTTTGGATATGGGTAGTAATATAGATAAAACCAAATGTACCTGTAAGAAAATCATCTAGGGAATGAATTTCTTTTTTATGATATAACCAATTTGGCATAAGATTAAGATTTTAATAAATCTATTTGTTGTTGTAGATTATCAATTTGTTGTTGTTGTTCTTTAACAGCTTCAATTAATACCGCTACTATTTTATCATATTCAACTGATTTGTAATCTTTAACTCCATTTGGTTTAACTACTTCAGGTAATATTTGTTCAACTTCTTGAGCAATTAAACCTATTTGAGTACCAAATGCATCACTTCCTATTCTAAATTCAATATCATTTTCACTAGTCCATTCAAATTGAGTACCTCGTAATGCTTTTATTTTATTTAACGAACCTGTTAAAGTTTGAATATTTGTTTTTAAACGTTGATCTGAGGAAACAGCTGTTATTTGACCAGTAGATGAATCTCTTCCAATACCTGTATTAGTTCCACTCCATAATTGGCCTAAGGTTAATCTATTAACTATTTCAATATTAGGTTCATTATCAACTCCATCTACATAATTAACATCTATCCTTAAAGCTGTTGAAGATGTAACTGCACTGCCCGTAGTAGAGCCTGATGGCATAGTTCTAAAAACAATTTTTTCTCCATCTGCTGGGTCAACGAGTGAGGATGTTGGGGTATACCTTATACTAAATCCTCCAAGATTGGCTTTCCCTCTAGCAAAAAAATCACTAGGTGAACCTACATAAAGTAGGTTACATGATAATCCGTCTAAGCTATAAAGTTCTCCTTGAGTGAGTACTCCTGCATTAGAGTAATTTATATTAGATTTGAAATCTTGATCTCCTACAATTAATTGTTGGGGGGCTATTCTTGCTACATCAGTACTGTTAGCTGTAATATATAATATGTTATTTGATCCTGAATTGTAGAATCCAGTATTAGTATCTGTTCCAAAATATAAAGATGGGTAACTTTTAGAACCTGTTACTCCTATTTTAACTTGATTTGTTGAGGCATCTACCAATAAAGCATCGGTGTTATTATCTGATTCAACTCTGAAATCAATATTTGCTCCTGAATTATTAAATACTGTTTCAGTTGATAAAATTTCAAGTCTGTTATTAGTACCATCAGTAATATTTAGGGTATTACCTGCCGTACTGTGGGTGCGATTTCCATCAAATGTTAAATTAGTATTGGCAAAATTTGGTGCGTGTGAAGCACTTAAAGCGTATGAAGCCGATATAACATGTGAAGCAGTTATAGCATGTGAAGCCGATATAGCAAATGAAGATGATGCTGAGAGTAATCTAGTTGTTGTGTTATAAGTTAGATTTGTGGAATTAATAGTTCTTCCAACACCATTAGATGAACCTTCAAGGCCTCCATATAAATAGGTTAAACCAGCAAAACTTCCACTAATAATTATAGATTTACTTGAAGTAGATGATAATGATGAACTTATTGCATATGATGCTGTTAAAGGATTTATAACACTAGGTTCACCATTAATAGATCCAGTCATGTTAAATGAACCTGAAAGTGATATATCATATGCATCTATTCCTGTAAAAGCATCTATTGATTGAGTAACGTGGTATGCCTCAACTAAATTTCCTGTTTCAATTCCTACTTGAGTGAGTGTTTTTGCCATATGTTATAAATATTATAAATCTAAATTAACTAGTATTGTTGTGTCAGTAACTGATGAAAGAGGTAAAGGTTGTGCTAATTTAGCTACTGCTATTAATTCATAGCTATTATTATATAAACCTATTGTTGTTATGTACGGGTCAAAATAAGAACCAGTTGCATAATCATATATTATACCGCTATTTGAACTTCCAGAAATTAAAGTTGGGTTTTGTGAAAAATTAAATTCATTTTGTCTAATAGTACATTTATATTGAGATTCATATATTGTAACTGTACTTTCAAAAGAACAAGTAATATTATTTGTATTAAATAAAGATCCAAATATCCCTCCATAAACCCCTACTGGGTAGGGAGGTGTTGGGGATCCGTAAGTAACATATCCATATCCATATAATGAATTAAGTAATTCTTCATTTATT